ATCTCTTTTGTAATTTCCTCAAAGTTAGTAATCATTTTTTTTTACTTTTGATTTCATTAACAATAGCCTGTATTAGCCAATAGTTCATAGTCTGTATTTTATTCTGAATAGCATTCCAAGTTCGGTATCGTTTGAATGCTTGCTTACTAATTTACGAATGTTTGCTAATTCAAACTCGTTTTCAGCAATAGTTTTTTCTAATCTTTGTATCTTTTCTATAAGCCCTTCTATTTCTAATTTATCCAGAAGGGATTGCTTTAACTCATAATTACTTTTCATATTGGTTTATTTTAGTTTGAGCAATTTGGTTGTCGGCTTCCTTTTCAGCCTCAACGTCTTCTTCGTCCTCGTCTTCCCAATCACAATGTTCTAAGCATTCAGGACAAATCCCGATTTCTTCAAAGTTTGTATGTGCGCCGCAGCAAGTTGAATAAGGCATAGTTATAAATTTTCTATTAAAGCCGTTAATAATAAAGCGCCGCCCATTATATACCAGAACCATTTTCCGCTTAGGCTTTCAGCTTTGTATTGCTCGTTTCTTTTTTCCTGTAAGGTTTTTAATCTGTTCATAGTTGTATATTTAAAATTGTGCGTTAAGCAGGCGCACCCCTGCGGGGGTTATTTATGCCTCTTTTAAAGTTACAAAACTTTCAGTAAATTCTTTAGGAGTACCTCTGAAAAATTCTGTTTGGCAATGGTCATTATGATAAGCCACATATTCAATCGTTCTATCTGATTTAATTATAATATCATATAAATAATCTTCAGAACATTTGCTTCTGCTATTTAATGAATAGATATAAACATTACCTGCTCCGTCTTTCATCTTAGCAATTAATTGAGCTGCTAAACATCCTGCGCCATTAAATACTAATGTTTCATCTTTAAGACCTAATCCATTAACTACATAGCCCTTAGATAACCATTCGGCGGTTTCTAATGGATGCCCTTCAGGGTAGCCATCATATTGGCAATAGATTAATACAATCTCATTGCTTGTTATTGAGTCTTTTTGTTTGTACTGCTCAATAATTCTGTAAGTGCTTCTTGTTCCCATAATTTTAAGTTTTTGTTTTGTTATACAAATATACATCTTTTATACATATTTTATACATATATGACGTGTTTTTTGTTAAAAAATTGTGAAAATCTATAAACCCTTGTAAATCAATTAGTTATGTAATTAAGCAAAGGCGTAACGCCCTGAACCCCTTTTAAGGTTAAAGTTTTGCCACGCTAAAGCCAATGCCATAACGCAGTCATCGTGGAAGCCTGAAGGCGCTGAATAGCGTACGCCGTTAGCCGTGAACTGATATTCAAATACATCTAATTCGTCAACAATTACCCCTTCTGGGTAACCTATCTTGCCCTGTTGGATCGCCTGCGCTAAGCCTTCCATAAGTTGCTGCTTAGATTGACTTGTAAATTTTAAGCCCTCAATATTTACACCTTCCCTAATTAGATCTTCAAGTATAGGATCGCCAACGCCCGTGCTATCTGCTAATATAGACGCAATAGGAAGCCTTTTAATGTTTGCCTTAGTATTGTGCCAATCCATCTGGAAGCGGTCAAAATAAGCCACGTTACCCCCATTGTCAAGACCTATGATAACGGTAAAGTCAACAGACTTGGCAAGGTCAATCCCATAAGCCACAATTTGCTGCGCTGATATTGGTTTAATACATCTTTGAATAAAGGCATTGCCAAACGGGTTGGCGCTATTCTCGGCGGGGTTTGCAAGATATTCCTGTTCAAATACTACTTCCGGCAACTGCAATCTTGCCTCGTCTATTTCCCTTGTATTAATATAGGGATTGTCATAGGTGCTGAATTTAAAACTGCGCCAATCATTTTCGCCCTGTTTCATAAACATTGAGTAAAAGAAATTCTTACCTCTGGGCGTGGATAGGAAAACCGCCTTGCCTTCATAATCAGTTAAGGTTGGACGGATGCTATTTTGCCATCCTGATTCTAAGTCAGGGATAAATGCCGCCTCGTCTATAATTACTAAATGAAACTTGCGCCCTCTTAAATTATCCAGACGTTCCCCTGTAAAAAATTCAATAGATCCGTTGTTAGGGCAATAAATTTTAAGATTGCTAATATTGTTTTTAAATGGGATAGCAGCCGTTAGCCTTTCAAAAAATGCCTTTGCCAATTTATACGTTGGGGTTATGTATGCAACTTGTCCACCTGTGATTGCTGCCTTGATCCCCATTATTTGTGATAGTTCTGACTTACCAAAACGCCTCCCGCACATTACCACAATAAAACGCCTATCGCATTCTAATATTTTCTTTTGATTAATATGTGGGTTTGGTAATTCTATGCGCACTATAAAATAGTTTTTCCTTCAACAAATACAACTTCAATCTTTGTATCTTGTTGAATATCATATTGTTCTTTGGGTTTTCCATAAACTCTGGTTAGTAAAGTATCTAAACTATAAAGGCTGCCTTTAATTAAACTTTTATTCATAGCGCCTGCAATCGTCTTTTCAAGTATCGTGGCTTTTGGGTTATCGTAAACATCTTTTAATTCTGTTGTATTCATTGACATCATTACTTGGATTGTGTCGTTTATTTCACTTAGCTTATACCCTTGTTCTTTTAGTAAGGTTACATATTTACGCGGTCGCCCGTTTGGGTTTCTTATTTCCCCTTTTTGAACGGGTATTAAATTCTGTTCGTTTGCCATATTCTCTTATTTACTTCTTTGTTATTTTAATTCCCAACTGGTTGTTAATCTATTTGAACTATCTGATTTTCTGGTACTAATTGGATTGCCTGTATTTATATTTTGTGGTGGTTTTCTTCCAAATTGTTTTAAACCCCATAAAGTTGACCTTTTTAAAGCAAACATTAAACTTGGTGCTGAAGTTATTATTGTAAATCTCCAACCTTCTTTTTTATATATTTTACCAATTTCATTTAAAAACATAACTCCTATGCCTAAACCTTGATAATCTGGTAATATTACTAATCTATGAACTGTTTTAAAGTTTTTTACTTTTGGGTGAGGAAAATGAAAAACTGATATAAACCCTGCTAATTGATTATTAACATAAGCTAAAAATACTTTTGCAGCGTTATTATGCCTATGACTTAAATAGTGATGCTTAGCAAACACTTTCCAGATTGACTTATCGTTTGTTTGGAATATCTCAAATTTGATGTCTGGTCTATTTTTTTTTTGCCCTTCGCAATTACGAAAGGTCATACTATCAGTATCAAACACCCAATCAGGCAATAACCAATCTTCAACGTCATAATGACAAGTAACTGCTATAAATTGTTTATTAGTTTTTCTTATAGCTTTTTGCATAGCAAACGATCCTATTTGTGCCACGTTTCTATCTACAACACTTGTAAACTCATCAAAAACAAACATATTTTGTTCCGATAATATTGCACGAGCTAAATCAACTCTCATCTTTTCGCCATTAGATAAAACTGAATAAGGTTTTAGCCAAGAAGGTGGCGAACTAAATCCAACTGAATTAAACGCCTTTGTAATATCTTCAACTGAACATTCCTTTGGCATATCATCAAGGATTGTTTCTTGATTATATTTAAAATTAGTTATATATGAATCTTGAAATAATTGTTTAGCTATCGTAGTTTTACCGCTTCCGCTTTTACCTACAATTAAACCTATTTGCCAATTATCTTTAATATCTATATTACCTTCAAAATGTTCTTTAATTTGATTAGTTTCTAAATCAAATTTACCCATTATTGATGCAACTCTAAAAGTCTTTTTAGGTTCTGCTGTTTTTATAATGTTAAAAGTCGGCATTCGTAGTTTTGTTCAATTAATTTACTATAAGTTTTTTCTTGTTCTTCTTCGTCTTTACAAATTATTTCAATTTTAAATTCAGACTTCAATTTATCACTTATATCTTTTAATTCTTCAGGTTCTTTGAAAATTGGTATATCTAAACCCCATTCAATTAATTGTGATTCATCCCAATTATTTGCAAGATCATCCCAATCCCATTCTCCATATCCTACGTTATCCTTTACAATAAACTCTTTTTGCTGCTGCTCATTCCAATCAACTATCTCTATATTAATTTCTTTTATCCCCGCTTCCTTTATTGCCTTTAAACGCATATTGCCACCAAGTACAACCATATCTTTATTAACTACAATAGGTCGGACGTTTAGCATATCTGGGAAGTCCTGTATTGACTTTACAAGTTTTTTAAACTTATCATCTTTAATTAAACGGGGGTTGTTAGGGTTGGCAATTACTTCTGTAATCTTGACTTTTTTTATCATAGGTTTTTATTTACCTGCCCTGACCTCTATACATTTTTGGTTTTGGGCTATGTTTATTATAGGATTTCTTAGCGTGTCCGCATTTCCTTTTACCAAAGTTAACCTTTCTTGAATCACTTTTAACTTTTGCCATCTAATTTTTTTTTATGTTCTTCAATTAAAAATTCTATATAATGCTTTTTATCCCCATATTCAATATGGCAATTTCTACAAACCGCCATCAAGTTTTCAATCTTATCCGCATCTGTGCTTCCCCCCATTCCCCTTCTATGTATGTGGTGAATATCTACTGCTCTACTTCCGCAAACCTCACAGGGCATAAAATCTTCACCGCTATAACCAAAATGCTTTAGATATATTTTAGTATGGTTTTTTATTACAAATCTTCTTTATGGTATAAATACTCACTATCTTCTGTATGTACTGCGCCTGTCATTAATTTGCCTGAAGCGTCTTTATGTGTTTCCCCTGTCCAAAGAACTCCGTCTATTGTATAATGCGCTACGCCTACTTTAAATTTTTGCTTATCTATTTCCGCAAGTTTTCTTTGCGCCCAACTTACGCCTTCATCACCACCCCAAGCTAACCACATTAAAGCGCCGCAATCTTCTTTAGGATCACCCTTTGAATTTTCTCTATGCCTTTCAAAACTTGACATTCTTGCAATCGTGTCCCTTGTAATATTTTCACCCTTAGCTAATTGATTTGCACGCGCCCAACCAACAGGCGTTCCGCATTTAAGATCGTATTGTTCTCTTATATTGATTGCTCTTTGTGCGTTTACTCTTGCCGCCTGTGGGTAGTCATTGTAACTATCCACCATTGAAACTCTGATTGCAGCCCATACGCTTTGAGCCTTTTCTTCGGTATCAAAGATGCAAGCACCTGTACCTATTCTGTATTTTCCATTTGAACATTTACTTACCGGCATTTCCTATTAGTATATTATAAATAGCAAATCTGCGCTTATTTACAACGTGTAAGTTGAAGTTAGTATTGCAATAATCATAAAGCGCTTCGCCGTAATGCGTTCTCGCGTCCTTATCATTAACTAAAAGTTTGATCCAATAATACCAATCCTTTTGACTATTGACGTGGCAGGCAGGATAAAATCCCCTGTAAGGATGCACGTTGCTTACAATAGCAGGGTTTTTCTTTGATGCCGTTTCTAATACTTTTAAATTAGATTTCATTGAATTAAACTTATTGTCAACCAAAGGAATCAGGCTTATGTCTGAATCACAATAGGCTGCCATATATTCTGTAACGTGGTTAAAGTTATATATCGTTGGGTTTAATTTAAGCCCATTCGTAAAGGATGCTATCATTCCATCCCAAATATGCTTTTCGCCTTCATTGTAACCGGCTATGATTGTACGCACAGGAAAGTTTATTCGCTTCATTGGGTTGCGCAGTATCTCTAAGTCTTTGCCGTGCGTTCCTGAACCGGACCAAAATAACCTTACAAGGTCGGAAGGCTTTTTATCTAATAGGAATTGTTCTTCGCCGAATGGTATTGCATTAGGTAATATTTCAACGTTTTGTTTTAAGGGATAAACTTCTTCAGCTAATCGTTCGTGAGTAACTGTGCAAAGGTCTGCTATTCTGATCCAAGCAATAATCTGTTCACTTACTTTATTCTCTTTA